CCAGTGGCAACGTCTGCTTCGTACACGTTCGCCCCGGTAGGTATGTATTGCCCTGCGAGTCCACGAATCCAACCAGCCAAGCTCGCGAGCGTTGGGATTGCCACTTGTACCGCATTCCCTGACGCCGTGTCCACCAACGTCGCTGGCCCAGATGGAACGCTTTCTCCCTGCGCGTTTGTGTAGGTGATGACAATGTAAACATCGCGTCCTGCCGCAAATGCCCCTCCCCCAACTCTGGCTATCCCTGGCGTGTTCGGTGCTGGCAACCTGTTTGCAAGAACCGCCGTCGTTTCATACCATGTCACCCCGCCATCCGTTACCGTCCCGTTCTCAGATAGAGGCCACGTGGGCTGCGTACCTGAAGTCGTACCGGCCACAATGCAACGATAAGTATGCCCATTCCCATTCCCGCTTGCGGTTACCGGCTGGACATACTCCCCCACCAGATAGGCCGTGGACGCCAACCATGATCCTCCAAGAGGCTTCTGCCCATAAGGATCAAGGTACGGTGCCCCAGTCCCCGGGATCGGCGCCCCCGTCGCAGAATTGATGCTCAGCGCGTTCAGCGAGTAGACGTTCATCGGCCCCGATGGCGTCAGCAGGTTGCTATACGCTATGAAGCCTCGGTTGTAAGCCTCGGTAATGATGGCGTGCGCGTTGGCTGGTGGGTTGACCAGCGGCCCCTGCACTCGCGTAATTCTCCTGCTGCCTGCCGGGGACTCGATCAGCAGATAGCCATCGGCGTCGAAGAAAATGGGGACTTGGAAAAAGCTATCCCCGACGTTCTCCGGCGTGTAGATCAACGATGCCAAGCCTGTAATCGGCGCCTGGTTGGGTGAGCTGAATGCTGTCTGCAATCCATACCGCGTCTGGGCTGTAGTCAGCAAAAACCGCATGTTCTTGCAGACGACAGCCACGCCCATGGGCAGAACGGTCGCGTCGTCGAATGTAGTAAGGCCGCCGAACCGAGAAAAGCTGTGCTCGGTAAAGCCCGAAAAGTTCACAAGCTACCCGAGGCCATCCATGATGCCAACGATTAGCTGCCCATATTGCTGCACGCCGTTGATGATCGCGGTGGCTGGAAACGCCGTAACGTAGGTCTCAGCAGCAAGCTCCGTGCCGCCCGACGTCCAGAAGCGCACGCCATACTGAGCTACCGTCCCCGTGCCGCCGTACTGCAACTCAGGATGGAATCCGTTGAGCGTGGAGTCCAAAATCACCGGCGGGATAGAAGGTGAGACGCTGTTGGGCACCTGAAAATCTTCGATCCCGTTGAGGTTTAACGCAGTGGCGAAGTTAATGACCTCGACATTATTCTGCGCGTAGCTACCGTTGAAATATATGCCGAAGATGCGCATGAACGAATTGCGCCCCGTGGCCTTGCTATACCCTAAGTAGTTGATTGTGTTTGCCATGCTGTTTTCTCCTTAAAGAATTTAGAAAAACCCTGTATATCCACCGCCGCGCCGCCGTGTTTGCCGCCCGAGTCTCCGGACCTGAGCCTGTGAGGCGCGAACAAGTTCTCCCATGATGTCGTCCATTCCCTCCATGGCTTTGTCGCCGTAGGATTTCTCCCATGCAGCGTTTCCCCGTACTGCTGCGATTAATGACGCCGTGCCATAGGCGACAACGAACCCGATGCGCGGATGAGAAATGAGTATCGAGTCGTCATCGGTGAGCGGAGGGGGACCGAACTCGCCACGGATGCGCAAGTCCACCACCATAGAGCACGGGCCTAGCCAGATGACTTCGCTGCGAAACTCCCAGCCGGGTACCCACTGCTGCGGATCCCAATCGGGCAGTGTCTCGTAGTTTGGCACCAAGTTGTAGTAAGTGACATCTGTGCCCGTCGGCTTCCAGTCGATGCGTAGCGGCTGGTCAGTCAGTGTTCCGAGGGGACCACCCGGTACCTGTAGATACGCGAGATTGGGCGTGCCTGGCTGGATGCCCGGGCATTCGACGACTGCTATGTCCCAGGAGGACTGGGTAGACTCCAGCTGTGCGTTGTAGTCATCGTACACTTCGTTTATAAGCGGGACGAGAAAGCTATCGGTGTATGGCCCGTTGGGGTTTTCATCATCCAACAGGCTCCGCACTCTAGCTTTTGTCTGCCCTAAATTCCACGACATGATGCCACCTTCTGCCGCTCCAGTTTTAACTCAGTCACTGCGCGACCCTATTACCCCGAGCCTTATCCCTCTCTGTCTTCAGCTCGTTGGCCAATTTCCACTCTGCGGCGCTGAGCCGGTCAAATTCAACCGAGCCATACGCAATCTTTCCCCAGCGGTAGGCTGCGAGCACGTCAAATACGTGGGAGCAGTTAACGCACATGATAGCGCCGGCCAAAGGAACCACGCGGCAGATCGGGCAACCGTCAGGCTGCTTCTCTGTCAGCATGGAGTCATCGAGAACCCAGCGCGGCAATTGAGGAATTAGACCTTCCCGCTTCGCCATCCTGGCCTTGTCACGGTGGCTGTCGTTAACGTTCTTGCGCTGCTCGTCATTCTCATACCAGCCATTGGCTTGCTGAATGTCGCGCAGCAAAGACTGGTTCCGCTTGGTGACGACTTTCGCAAGCAGCTCGTGAAAGTCTCTCTCTTCCTCTACCATGACCAGTTCGCCTCCGACGTACGTGACGACAGGCACCATTACCTTTTCGCCCTTTTTGATGGTGGCTGGATCGCGATCGCCGACATAGCAGATGACCCCGCCGAAGCCGTCCTTCTCCTGCTGGTATTCGCGCATGTACTCTGCAGCAAGGACTTTGGGAATCACTGGAAATGGGTCAATGCGATGCACGTTGTCCAGACCGACTCCCGAGTCTTTGTGAGTCCAGCGAGTCTCACGGAATACGTAGATTACGTATGGCTTATCCAGGGGACACGCAGGGATCACTTCCGTGAAGAGCATGCCGCCGTTAATCTGCAGCGTGGTTGGATTAAGATTCAGCAGCGTGACCGGACGGTCGGCCCCGGTCTGCTTGATCTGTTTCTCAAGCGTTGCGCGCTGCTGCATGGTGTAGCGAGTTCCGGGATCTTTGCTGACCCCCTTCGCGCGAGGGAAAAGCACTTCCGCATTTGCACGCTGCTGCTCTTGCAGCGGGGTAAGTTGCTCTAATGGCATGATGGTTCTCCTTTGTTAGTTTCCTGTTGAAACTTGAGGTCGTTTACTTGCCTATCGCATAGGTCGCATGCGGCAAGCTCAATTTCGACGGCGGTCATTCCCTCAGCGCGAGGGTCTTGCTCGATAATTTCCCTCGCTTGGGCAAGCGCTTGCCTGCGAAGCTTGAGCACCTCGCGTTTGTGCTGCATATCCGCAAGCCATCCGTTCGCTCCATTCATAAGATGGGTATATGCCCCCTAATCCCGATGCTCTCTGCCATGCGATTGCGCCACCGGCTAGCCGCAAGGCTGCTGCTCTTCATGGGGGTGAGCACGTCGTTGAACTCTGCCGCGCACTCCTCTCTGAACCGCTTCTCTTCCTTCTCCTTCGCGTATTCCGCGCGCTGAAGGTACTCGACTGCACGGGCGAATGCCGTGCCTTTGCGGTTGGCGATGCTGCTCGAATGCTTGGCGATATGGCCCTGCAGCACGTCTATGCTCGGAACAGTTCGCCACGGCCCAAATTGCATTTCGTAGTCACCACATTCTGGATATGGGCCCAGCATCGGAGTGATGCCGTCGTCAGCCTTGTAGGAGTACCAGTCCTCTGGCGTGCCAAAGAACGACGCAGGAAACCACATCTCAAGAATCCAGCCCTCGGCTTGAGGGTATTTCTGTGTCTCGCGTACTTCGTTGACTACACGGATTGGTTTGTTCTGATAACGCTGGTAGGTTGCACCCGGCTGGCCTGGGATTGGCGAGAAGTTCAAGCCTCCCTTTTCCTTCGTGGTCAGCCCTTCCGCCCAGTCGGTCCAGATGCCCGCTTCTTTAATGAGGCGCTCCTCGCTCACGGTAAGCCGCCACTTAGGCTTGCCATAGGGCGTCATGCCGCCGTAGGACTTTAGGAAACGCTCGGTCGCCCGAGGAACATTGTGAATCATTTGCCTCCAAAAAGACGGGCCTGGACTCTCGCCCAGACCCTCTCGGTAAAAGTTGCAGCCGCTTAATCAATTGTAGGTCGGTAATTTTAGGCCAGTGACAGAGCTGATCGCTAGAGGGTTATCTACGAAGTACTGCCTCGCGTCATAATAGTAGCAAGACTCATAGGTAGTCGGATTGCCGGACGAGGGGTCATATTGGTTGAAGATCCACTGACCCGACCGGTTTTTATACCAAGTCGGCGCAGCGCCCCAAGTGACCTTGCCCCAAGAATCGAACTCCATGAAGTCCCAGCGGGTTGTGTCTGCGTGCAGGTTCTCGATGACTTCTCTGCCGGCAACAGTCCACTTGCCCTCGGGAGTGAGGCCGTCATAGCCCGGCATCTTTCCACCTTCCATCGGGATGAATTGTTTGGCAAAACCCATCTCTTCATAGGCCTGTGTTTGTGCCATGTGGGTGTGCCAAACCTGCGTTTTTACTGCACCAGTTCCGAGTGACTGCTTGACGCGATTCATTGCGGCACGCAGCATTGGAAGCGAGATAGGAGCCCCACCTGCGGCCACACCGTTCGCGACGACGTAGTTCTGCGTGCGGTTGATGCCGAGGTATGTTCCGGTTGTTGCAGTGTTATGAAAATATGGAATTCCGTAGAGGAATACCGGAGTTGTTGCAGCAACTGCAGCGACCATGATGAAGTCACCCGCGATCGTGCCGGCCGGTACAGCATCCACGGTGATGGATTGCACCGCGCCAAGCTTGTCATTGCAGTTAGTGACATAGCATGAGCCGCGCAGGACATAGGCATTCGTCATTACCTGCACTTGCTGGTTTTGAGAAATCAGCCTGGCGCCCCAAGGGGTAGAGGCCAGAATGATCGGATTTGCGCCGCCGCCTGCATAGCTGGTGTCGACTTGTGCAATCTTTCCGTCGCCAGCTTGCTGCAGGAATTGGTCGCGGTTCTTTCTCATCTGCACTGCAACATCGGCGAGGGTTTTGGTCACCGGGTTCTCAGAAACAACCTTCGGTCCACCTTCACCAATGATGTCAGTGAGTTTCGAATATTCCACTGGGATTACGGTGGCCAGTGGAGTGATGGTGCCCTGGTCCCAAGTGTCGAACCCTCCAGAGGGCATAATGCCGCCATCAAGGTTCAACAGCGCTACGTTGCCAGGAAAGCCAGTCTGAAAGCGCACGCGGAAGCTGCGCAGTGAGACTGGAGTGATGTCGCCACGCTCAGAAATGCGGTTGTCGAGCGTATCGTCTTTTTCAAGCAGCAGCTTGATGGTCTTATTCAGAGCCTCAAGCTGCAGCTGCTGCGTTGTTGCTGCCTGCCCAGTGACTGCGGCCATGGATTGTATCCTCTAGCCCTTGCGGGCTGGCTAATAGGGTTGTCTCATCCCAGCACGCCGGGACGGCACACTACTGCGTTGCGCTCTTTGGTTGCTCTATCGCCGGGAGGAAGCGGCGCTACCATCTCTGAGCAAGAGCGCGGATTACTGAAGCTGAAGCTGAACGACGCGGCCAAGAATCCTGGCCTCTGCCGACTTATCAAAACGCCTGCCGGGATTGGCCTGCAGCCATTCCGTTTTGGCTGTGTCGTATGCCTTCTCCGCTGTCATTGGCGTCTTGGTCGTACCGGCTGGCGCAGTCGTTCCGCGAATCTCTGTCTTCTTTGTGTGGTCTATTTGGGCGTTTAGCTGCGCCCTCTTAGCCGCTGCGCCGGAGGCGAGCTGTACTCCAGCCTCGCGAAGCTCTGCGCGCGCAACGTCGGGAAGATACTGCTGCACGGCCCGGTCAATGGCCGCGAGTCTGCGGTGGCGCGATGCATCGCCAATCGGGAGCCGCTGCAGTGCGTGCATTTGCGACTGAAGTGCTGGGTTGGCCTGAATCTTCTTAATCAGTGCCGCGCCGATGGCCTTGGGGAGAATGTTCTTCAAGTAAGGACTGACGACGCCGCCCTGCTTTTCCACGTTGGCAATGATCTTGCTGATGCCATCGTGGATGCGTGTTTGGGCCTCTGTCTGCAGTCCGCTTTCGAACGATCGTCTCTCCTCCACCTTCTCGCCGTGCTGGCGCGTATTGAGTGCCTTCTCGCGCTGGTCAAGCTCCTCGGCCTTGCGGCGCAGATTATCCGGCAGTTGCTGCGTTTCTTCCGTTGCTGCGAGGTCGCCGATTTCTTCCTTGAGGTACTGCAGGCGCTGGAAATCCTTCAGGATATTGAGGTCTCTCGCATAAGCAGCATTCACCTGGTCTTGATTCTTGAGCCGGGGGTCCAAATGATACTCATTCGCGTTCAGGCGTGCTGCTACGTCTGCAGCGTTCTCTCCGGTTGCCGCTAAACGGGCCTCCACATCTGCAGCGCGGTGCTCCAAATCCATCGCCACGACGTTATCGACGAAGCCGAAGAAGTCCTCGCCGATGACAGGCTTGCCATCTTGCATGAGCACATTGCCGTCCGCATCCCGCTCGTAAGAGAGTTCGGCGATCTTGCCTAGGGCGGTTATCGCGCCTTCCTTCGTGGTCGAGCCCATGAAGGTTTCGCGCATGTCGACCCAGGTCGCAGTCTCTTTCGCTGCCTCCTTAGCCGAATCGAGGTCTGGGAAGATCTCGCGGTAGGGCTGCAGCTCGGCAGCTTCGCGTGCGGTTTTGTAGAGCTGCCCTTTTAGCCGGGAGTCAGCCTCGAGCAGCTTGCCAAACTCGGGATTGTCAGTGACCATCTGCGTCAACAGTTCGGGCGTGACAATCGGGTCTGGCTCAAGCTGAAAGTCCTGTTCCTCAACGACAGGCTCCGCGACTGCCGGCTTCTCGTCCAGCACTTCTGGCACTGCGTCAGGGGGCACATCTACCGGCTGCGGGGCAACTTCCTCGGTAACCGCAGCGGGCGGCTCCTCAACCGCAGTGGCCGCCAGCTGCTCCTCAAGAACAGCTGCAGTGTAAGCATTCCTGTCGAATGCGCCTCTCCCTTGGAACTTCGTCGGGTCGACGTGTGACGTTACGCCAGAGCCTTTTCCGAACGTAGGCTGTGCTGGCACCTTTGGTGCCGCTGTGGTGGTCGCTGGCGCGCTTGGGGCGGTAGTAGGTGCGGCTACGGGGGCTGGCGCCGAAGGTGCGGGCGCGGATGTGCTTGCCGCCGTTGGGGCGGGTGCTACTGCTGCTTCTGGCATGGTTTCCTCGTTAGCTTTCTTGCTTCAGCAGGAGGTTTCTCAGGATGGCCAGGTAGCCTTCACAGAGTCCAATCCTGCAGGTTAAAAATGGTAGGTT